TGGGCGGTCAACACGGTCACCGGCGAGACGGTCCCGGTTCCCCTCGGGAAGCGGATCCTTGTGGCCGGTACGTCCGGATCGGGCAAGTCCTGGTCCGCCCGGCCCCTGATGGCAGAGGCGAGTGAGTGGGCCGACCACCGCCTGATCATCTTCGACCGCAAGCACGTCGAGGGCCGCAACTGGGAACACCGGGCGCGCATCGTCACCGAGCTGGATGAGATGGACGCTGTCTGCGACGAGCTGATCGAAGAGGGCGAAGAGCGACTGAAGGCGATCCCGCGCGGGCGCGACACGGTCGAGATCAGCACGTCCCGGCCGCGCATCACCGTGTTCGTGGACGAGGGCGGCGAGCTGATCTCTGACTGCAAGAAGGATTACGCGACCATCATCGACCGGCTGAGGACCGTGGCCCGCAAGTACCGGGCGGCTGAGATCATCCTCGTCTGGGCGACCCAGAAGCCGTCCCTGACGGGCGACGGCCACGGCATCGACTCTCAGATCGCCGGGCAGATGAACAACCGCCTGTCGCTGGCCGTGGCGACGGCGGCCGATTCCCGGGTGGTGTTCGGTGAGGACGCGTCCGAGCGCGGCTGGACGGCGCACAACCTGCCGATGCCCGGGTTCGCCTTCTTCCGCGAACAGGACCTCGGCGCGAAGTCCGTCCCGCAGATGCTGCGCATGCGGGCCATGTCCGCCATGCAGGTGATCGAGCTTCCGCCGCGACCCATCTGGTCGCGGCAGGTGAGCAGCACCGGCGCGACGGCTCAGGACATCCGTGAGCGGATGGCGATGGACCCGTGGGCCGGGAAGGACGTCGGCGGCGAGCAGACCGTCTCGATGCGCAAGCCCCGGGTGTCGGCCGAGGACCGGGACGACCAGATTCTGTCCGAGCTGTCCCAGGATCCGTGCCGGTCCATCTCATCCCTCGCCACCGCCACCGGCGCCAGCAAGTCGGTGGTGAAGAAGCGTCTGGGCCAGATGGAAGCCGACGGACTGGTGTGGATGGACAGTGACGGCTGCTGGCACCCGGTTACGGACTGACGGGGTAAGCTGGTACCGCGTCGTTCCTGGAAGCCCCGCCGAATAGTCCCCGGCGGGGCTTCCGCTTTCCCCGGCCTAGGTGCTAGAGTTGCAACATGACGCAGACAACCACGAAGGCTTCACCGGTCGGGAAGACGGAAGTCGACTTCGACACCCGCCTCATGATGGCCGACGCGGCCATGGACGCGATCCTCGACCACCGGGAAGCGCTGATGGCTCAGGCCGAGGTCTACTCGGCCTTCGCCGCCGACCGGGCCGGGGCCCAGGCGGCCGTCGAGGACGCGCGGGCCGAGGCCGCGATGATCGAGGCCGAGAAGCCTCGGTTCAAGCCGAACCCCGTCCTGGCGAAGGCCCATGAGCTGATCGTCACCCGTGGCTGGACCAAGGGGATGTACGAGTCCCCGGAAGGCTGCGTGTGCGCCCTGGGTGCGATTTCCCAGGTCGTCGGGCACAACCTTCAGTCCGGCGAGGACGCGGTGATCGAGCTGCTCAACCGCATCGCCGCCGAGACCGGGAACCCCGCGACCTCGGTCGGCGGGTGGAACGACACCCGGGACGACGTGTCCCAGGTCCTGAAGCTTCTGTACTAGTCGGACAACCGCGAGGAAAGGAACATCATGATCAGGGACATCAGCAACGTGAAGATCACCGGCAATGTCACTATCGGGGACAACGCGAACATCTTCGGATCGGTGAGCCTGTACGGGAACGTCACCGTTTCCGGAACGGCCCGGATCTTCGGGAAGGTGATCGTCGTTGGTGATGGCGCGCACATCGGTGATGAGGCCCGCGTGTCCGGCGAAGCCCACATCAGCGGTTCGTCGACGATCTTCGAACGGGCTACCGTCGGCGGGAACGCGAGGGTCGTCAACAGCCACGTGGCGGGCGACGCCGTAGTCACCGGAACGGCGATCATCAAAAGCGGTGCCCGCATCTACGGGGACGCGTACGTCGACGCGGGCCACGTCGGGATCGAGGGTGAGGTGTTCCACAGCCGTCACGTGATCCACTTCCAGTGGGGCGGCTTCCCCGACAACGTCACGGTCTACCGGGCCACCGGCGGCGTGGCCCGAGTGCAGGTGGGCTGCCAGAACTTCCCCCTGTCCGAGTCGTTCGAGGCCATGGAACACCTCGCCGACGTGCACGAATGGGAACTGCCGGAAGGGTGGCAGTTCCTGATCCGCGCGTTCCGGGCCCTCACCGAGGGCTGGTCCACGGACGTGTGGCACTACGCACAGAGGCTGCTACCCTGACATCGTCCGCCTCTGCGGTTCCGGTGGTCCCGGTGGTGGTTGCGCGGCAGAGCCCCGGTTGCTCGTCACACAGTGGCGACGGCCGGGGCTCTGCTGTTGCTCGTTACCCTGGTCAGGCCACCGAAGAAGGGACGAATCATGGCTGACAACATCGCCGAGGACGCACTCAGGGCGGACGCGCTGCGTCACGCGATCCGGCTCAGGGTCAAGGGCGCGCACTGGTCAGAGATCGCGGACGCGTGCGGCTTCCCGTCCCCGGCCGCCGCCCTGGCGGCAGTAGGACGCGCCATGGCGGACGCAACGCTTCGGGCAGAAGAGACCGCAGACTCAATGCGGAACACCGCGAACCTGCGCCTCGAACACCTTCTCGGCGAGACGCTGAGACTGCTCGAATCCGACGCGCCGGTGAGGTACGACGAGGACGGCAACGACGTCACGCCGGACGACCGCGCCGTCAAGCTGCGCGCCGTCGACGAAGCCCGCCGTCTCGTCGAGTCGATCACGAAGCTGAACGGTGTCGCCACGCCGGACAAGGACACGGGCGGCGACGGCCCGATGCAGATCCAGATCGTCGGCGTGGACCCGGCGGACCTCACGTGACGGTCCAGGTCTACGCGCCCTACGGGGCTGCCAGGGAACTGCTGCTGAGCCGTGACGCCGCCGTGGTCGCTTCCGGCGCGGCGGGAACCGGCAAGTCCCTGGCGGCCCTGTACAAGACACATCTGACGGCCATGCTGGTGCCAGGTTCCCGGCAGGTCATCCTTCGCCAGACCCACGCGTCCCTGACCACGTCGACACTGGTCACGTTCGAGCAACAGGTGATCGCGTCGGCCATGGCCGCCGGTGACGTGAAATGGTTCGGCGGGTCGGGCCGCAAGCCACCGGCGTACGAGTACGCCAACGGAAGCGCGATCCTGGTCGGCGGTCTCGACCAGCCAGGCAAGTTCCTCAGCACCGAGTACGACCGCATCCTGGTGGATGAGGCCAACCAGATCAGCATCACCGCGTTCGAGACTCTGCTGACCCGGTTGAGAGGCCGGGCCGCCACGTACAAGCAGATCGTTCTGGCGTGCAACCCTGACCACCCGGACCACTGGATCAAGAAGAAGTCCGAGGACGGGTCGATCCGGATGCTCTACAGCATCCACATGGACAACCCGTATCTGTTCAACCGGGACGGGTCGCCGACGGCGGAAGGTGTCGAGTCCCTGGCCACGCTGGAAAAGCTGACCGGGGTCCGGCGTGCCCGGTACCTCGAAGGCCGGTGGGTCGCGGCCGAGGGCACGGTGTTCGACGACTGGCGCGACGAGTACAACGTCATCGAGCACATCGACATCCCGAAGTCGTGGCCGTTGTCCCTGACGGTCGACTTCGGCTACAGCAACCCCTTCGTGTGCCAGTGGTGGCGGGTCGACCCTGACGGGCGCATGTACCTGACCCGAGAGATCCACAAGTCCCAGGTGCTCGTAGAGGACCACGCCCGCAACATCCGCTCGATCCTGGACGAGAACGCAGAGACGGAACCGGTCCCGTTCGCCGTGGTCTGTGACCACGACGCCGAGGACCGGGCGACCCTGGAACGACACCTGGGGCTGCCCACCGTCGCGGCGAAGAAGGGCGTCAGCAGAGGAATCCAGCTGACTCAGGCTCGCACCAGGAAGGCCGGTGACGGCCGTCCGAGGCTGTTCGTGCTGCGCGATGCCCTGATGGGCAGGGACCTCGTCTCAGAGGCTCAGGCGCGCCCTCGCGGGTTCCTCGGCGAGGTCACCGGCTACGTCTGGGAAACGGTCCGGGGCAGCGACGGCATCCCGAAGGAAGTGCCGGTCAAGAAGAACGACCACTCGATGGACGCGGGCCGGTACGCCGTGGCACACCTGGACTGGCATGAGGACAGCAAGGTGGGCAACCCGGCCCAGCGTCAGCCCGCACCGGCCACCAACAGCACCTGGTCCCGTCCCGTGGGGCGATAAGCTGTCCAGGCAGTACAACCACCGGACCAACGAGAGGCAACCGTGAAGACTTTCGTGATCAACACCTCGCCGCATGAGGCGGCCGTCGGCGGCGACGTCCTTCTTTTCAAGCCCGAGGTGACCGGCGCCGAGTTCCTTCGCGCCTACGACAAGCTGCGCACCGTTCAGAAGAAGGTCATGTCGGCCGAGGGCGGCAAGGCGTCCAGCACGAAGCACGCGAAGGCCGACGAGAACGTCAGCACCGAGGTGCTGATCGAGCTGAACGGGGTGATGATCGAGTTCATCACCTTCTTTCTGCACGACGACCACTCGCGCAAGGTGTTCGGCGGCCTCTCGCTGCCCGACCGGGTCCTCGGCCAGATGATCGAGTGGATCGCCGAGCTGTACGGCGGTGGTTCGGGAAACGAGAGCGCCGGTGGTGGCACGTCCTGAACCTCGTCGTCACCATCTCGGACTCATGGGACGAGTGGATCGGCCAGCTGGCACTGACCGGCGTCGACCCGCGAGTCTGGGACCTGGGGACGATGCTGGCCGCGTTCGAGGTGACTCTTCGCCAGAACGCGAAGGACGAGTCCGAATGGCGCCGCATCGACGCCCAGCTTCGGATGGAACCGAAGAGCGAGCGGGACAAGCGGCGGCGTGAAGCGGTCGCGGGGCGGCGGGCGGCCCGGACCGGCGGGATCAGCCTCGACGACGCGGAAGCCCTCATGGCCCGTTTCACGGCCGATGAGGCCAAGTACAGCCGCTGACACAGAACGACCCCTCACAGAGCCTGTGAGGGGTCGTTCTGTCGTTTCTCAGGACAGGTCCGGGACGACGATCCACCCCGGCTTGTCCAGGCCGGTGTAACCGGCGGCGGACACCACCTTGGACAGAAGGTCGTCCCAGATCGCTACGTCCTTCTGGAACCGGTCCATGTCAACCCGGCGCCAGAACCCTAGGCGGACCTCGATAGAGGTCGATTCGTCGTTCGGGTCGAACCGGGGACCGGCGACGAGGAAGAGCTCGTCCCGGTCGTAGTTCCCTGCCGTGATGTGGCCGAGAGAGGCGTCGTAGGGCGTCGCGACGGAACCGATCACGGCGTCGAGCCACTCGGTTTCCCTGCCGATGTGGTCGGTCTCGTACCGGTCCTTCGGCACGTGCACGCCGTAGAAGTGATACGTACTGTGGATCCGCCCCATCACCGCACCACCCAGGACGGCGCACGGTGGGCGGTGCGGCCACAGACGCGGGACGGACGGATGAGGACCCGGTCTGTGGCGGTGGCCCTCATGGCGTCCCAGTTCCGGCAGGGGAAGGACAGCGACCCGTCCCGGCGACCGGCGGCCTCGGACGACGTGATCACGTAGAAAACCGCCAACGCCGCCACGACGGGAAGGACGACGAACGTGATCAGGAACGGCGTCGAAGGCTTCATCGGCCGACCCTCACAGCCGGGCGCGGTGCGGGGGCCTTCGGGGCGGGCGCGGCAGGCACCTTGGCAGCCGGGACCTTCGGCGCGGCGGGGGCCTTGTAGCCGGGCACCTTGGTCGCCGAAGACGGCACCTTGGCTGCCGGGACCACCTTGCCGGTCGGACTGCCGTAGTGGTAGTGGCCGTCGGTCCCGAAGAACATGACCATGGTCGTCCGCTTGTCGCAGTCGTCGGTGTCGTCGTCCAAGCCGGTGCCGCACCCGGTGAGCAGCACGGCGCCGAGGGTGGCGGCGGTGATGGACGCGCCGATCACGTGACGGGCGGACCTGCGGGGCCCCGGGTTCTTGCCGGTGGTCTCGTTCACGGGTTCCTCTTCCAGTTGTTGCGGTTACGTTGAAACCATCGTCCATGTACCAGACCCCGTTGTCAAGCAGGGCCGCCGATAGACTGACCGGGACTGCTGTGCGATAGGCCGAGTCCCTGACGGGCCCCGGGTCGGGGCTTCCCACCCAACCACCGGAAGGGACGGACGTGGCTGACGAAGAGCTCGGTACAGCAAGCGTCAAGATCACACTGGACGATTCGTCCGTCGAAGCGAGCCTGAACCGTCTCGCCAACCGCATCGAACGGTCTCTCAGTGAGGCCGCCCGGGACGGCGCCCGCCGTATGCAGCGGCAGCTGAACATTGCCATCGCGAAGATCAACCCGCTCAAGGTCGAGATCACCGCCGACACGACCCGCTTCCGCGCGGCCCTGAACACGCTGAACAACCTGGGAAGCTCGCCGCTGCGCATCACGCCCGACGTCAACCCCGAGCGTTTCAGGCGCGAACTTCAGCGGCAGGTCCGGGGCATCTACGTACGCGTCGAGGTGCGGCCCAACCTGGCGGGCTTCGACGAGCGGATCCGTCAGCACCGCCCGCCCGCCGTCGACGTCCGGGTGCGCCCCAACGTGGACTCACGCGCCACAGAGAAGGCCCTCAAGAGCCTGTCCAAGATCTTCAGCGCGTTCGGCACCACGCTGAAGGTGGGTGGCCTTCTCACCGCTGTCGCGGCGGGAATCGCTGCCGTCGGCGCAGCTGCGGCCTCGGCCACCGTCAACGTGCTCGCGTTCGGAAGCGCGCTGGCACCGGCGGCAGGTATCGTCGCCGCGCTGCCCGCCACCATCGCGGGGCTCGTCGTCGCGATCAACACGCTCAAGCTGGCCACCAACGGTGTCGGCGACGCGTTCAAAGCCGTGGCGTCCGGCGACGCGGAAAAGCTCGACAAGGCGCTGAAGAAGCTGTCGCCGTCCGCGCAGAAGGTGGTGCTGAAGTTCAAGGAACTTCAGCCCGAGCTGAAGAAGATCCAGCAGTCCGTGCAGGAAGGCTTCTTCAAGCAGTTCGCCGGTGACCTGGACGCGGTGTTCAAGAACCTGAGCCCCCTCGGTCCCCAGCTGGCCACCCTCGGCGAGAAGATGGGTCTCGTCGTCAAGCAGGCCGCGTCCTTCGCGTCCACCCCGGCGGCCTTCACCGGACTGACCAGTGTCATCAAGGGCGTCCAGCTGGCCGTCAGCGGCCTCTCGACGGCCACTCAGCCGCTGCTGAAGGGGTTCCTGGACTTCGCGGCCGTCGTGTCCGACGCGTTCGGCGCGAAGCTGGGTAACGCCATCGCTCAGCTCGGGTCGCAGTTCGGCACGTTCCTGTCGACGGCTGCCGCGTCCGGCCGCGCCGTCGAATGGGTCGACCACGCCCTCGTCGTGTTCCGTCAGCTGGGCACCATCGCCAGCAACGTGGGGCACATCATCGGGGACGTGTTCGCCACGGCCAGCACGGTCGGCGGCGGGCTGCTGGGCAACCTGGAAAAGGTCACCGGTGAGATCCGCAAGTTCACCGAGTCGGACGCCGGTGTCGCCGCGCTGTCCCAGGTGTTCACCGCGCTGACCGCCGTCGCCGCTCAGTTCGCCCCCATCATCAAGTCGGTGGCCGGTGTGTTCGGGGCACTGGCCCCCTCGATCGCGACCATCGCCAACATCCTCGGCCCCGCCGTTGTGAGCGTCATCAACGCGATCAGTGAAGGTGTGAAGGCCCTCGCGCCGGGGCTGAAGGCCTTCGTGGACGCGTTCAACCGGGGTCTGGCGGCCATCTCGACGTCCGGCGCGTTCACGGCCATCGGTGAGGCCCTCGGCAACATCCTGGAAGCGATCGCCCCGCTTCTGCCGGTCATCGGGTCCCTCGTCGGCCAGCTGACGGCAGCCCTGGCGCCCGCGATCTCGGCTGTAGCCCGCGCGCTCGGTCCCGTGGTCGAAGCCTTTTCCAAGGCTCTGCTGCCCGTCATCCCGGTCGTGGCCGCAGCCATCACGAAGCTGGTCGACGCACTGACGCCCTTTTTGTTCCGAATCGGCGGCATCCTCGCGGGGCTGATCACCGCAGCGGCGCCGCTGCTCGACGTCCTGGCGCAGGCCTTCCTGGCCATCGCCACTGCGGCGGGTGACGCACTGACCCAGCTGAGTGACGGTCTTCTTCCGGTGCTCGCCTCGATCGTTCCCGCCATCGCCAAACTGGTGACGGCCTTCGCCCCGCTGATCCTTCAGATCGTGCAGGCGCTCATCCCCGCGATGCCGCCGCTGATCAACGCGTTCCTGGCAATCGTCAATGCGATCCTTCCCCTGATCCCGATCATCGCCGACCTTCTTGTGGCGCTCGCCCCGCTGATCTCGAAGGTGATCGAGGGGTACGGGCAGTTCATTGCCCTCGAAGCCGCGATCCTGTCCCTTGCCGTGATCAAGGTGGTCGTTCCGATCATCCAGATTCTCGTCACCGAACTGGCAGGGATCATCGGGTGGCTCACCCGCGTCGCCAACGCGGTCAACACCTTCACCTCGGACCTGCCCCAGAAGTTCGAGGACATGAAAATGAAGGCGGGGATGATCATCGCCGTAATGATCAACCAGGTCACCAGCTTCTTCCGCTCGCTTCCGGGCAAGGTGTCCACGTCCGTCGAAGCGATGAAAATCGCGGTGGTCAACAAGTTCCAGGAAGCGAAGAACCAGGCCGTGGCGAAGGCCATCGAGCTGGTGAGCAGCGCCCAGGCCACGATCCAGGGTCTTCCCGGCAAGATCCGCAGCGCGCTCGGCGACCTGGGCGACGTCCTGTTCTCGGCGGGTGGTGACCTGGTCGACGGCTTCGTCAACGGCATCCAGTCGCGGATCGGGTCGGCGGTCAGCGCGGCGCGCAATCTGGCCAGCTCGGCGAAGAGCGCCGTCGAAGGCTTCCTGGACATCAACTCGCCGTCGAAGGTCTTTTACCAGATCGGCGTGTTCGTCGGTAAGGGCTTCGTCAACGGCATGACCAGCACGGCGGCC